GCCACCAGAATAAGGTGATGTCCAGTCTTTTGGGGGTGCAACACAAGGATAAAACTCTGGTTTGAGTACCTCTTTGAAGGCATTCAAGTCCTGAATAGCTTTCATGGTAAGCTGCGAAGGCAACAAAAGCCTTCTCTTCTTGCCATCCTTGTTCATAATCTTATGCTCTAGTAGCCCTGTGTGCTGTATCGTCAGGTCAATCAAAGCATTCCCTACCAGCAGTCGCTCTCGCTGTGTCCATACACGCCACTCGATGTTCTGCTTGCGCCCAGTCTCAAAGATTTTCTTACGCTTATATGTGTATGACTGTGAACGCCCATCGAGGTCACGCATAACAACTTTAAATAAACCTGGATTGTTTTCCTCATAGCACCTGATGCGTATCTCATCTTCAAGGGCCATCCCAAGGGCAATCGAGGCTGAACTATAGGCTCTTTGTCTGGTGATTTGATTCAACACGACACGCAAAGTGATAACTGCGGTGACTGCTGGCTCAAGCGCATCAATGAAGACTGCGGATGTAGCTGCTCTTCCTGCTTTACCTCTCAAAGAATCTTCTAAAAACTCTGTAATAGATTCTTCTAGTTTCTCTACTGTTGCTCTTAATAAATATTGTCCGTAGTCCGTATTAGCTTCCTGCCCACGCTCTACTTTTTTAGCTATGTTTTTATGATAGCGTGACAATCCGTGTTCACGCATTTCCCTTTCCAGTTCGACCTGTCTATCAGTGGTTTTGTACGTCATTTATACACCTTTTTTCTTGTGACATGCACTCAGCTAATGTATGCCTAAGTGGATGGCGGGCATTTACTAGCCCAAGTTATATTTAAAAGGTGCTATGCCAGTGAGGATACTTGAAGAGATAAGAATTAAAATCTATTCTTCTAACAACAACTTCAAGTATATCAATGACATAGCAATTAATTACTGTCTCAGCGACACACTTATGCCACAGCTTGCGCCACAGTAGGTTCTAACACTTTTACCGCCTCTTCTAAATTGGTAGGACACAGGTGAGAATAACGCATAGTCATCTGTATGGTCTTATGTCCTAACCATTCCTGCACCACCAGGATTGGAACGCCACGCTGAACTAAACGTGATGCACAGGTGTGCCTTAGACAATGAGGTATGAACTGCTTATCATCATCAAGCCCCATTGCACACTTCATTTGATGCCAGTGTCTAATAAGAGTCTTGTAAGGTATGTACAAACTACCTTTATTGTTTTTGAATATATCTTTGGCTCTCTTAGTCAACACGACAGTTCGAGGGTGGTCTGCTTTTGTTTCCCAGATAGTTAGCTTGTTGCCCTGCAAGTCATCTAATCGCAGATTATTAAGCTCACCCACACGCATCCCTGTGTCTATCAGGAACATAAATACATCACGCTCCTTGAAGTACCCCATCTGTGTTAGCACACGACACATGATGGCTTCCTCCTCCTGTGAAACAAAACGCATACGACCTTTGCCCTCTGTCTGCCATTCAATCTTAGGCTTCTGGTCAATGTAACCTCGGTCAACAGCATAGGTAGTAGCCTTAGATAAAACACTTAGCTTCCTATTGATTGTCCCTGCTGAATTACCATTGCTCTTCCAGTAAGCAATCAGTTCATCCATGAGTTCTAAATTGAGTTCAGATAGATGTCGGTTCTCCCCGATGTTCTTTTCAATCATGGTCTCAATTACTTGTAGAGAATGCACACCATGTTGTGTGTCACTCCAATACTTCTCCCCAGCTTTCCTTAAAAGGGCAGCGATAGTCATAGCTTTACCATCGTTGCAGTCTTCAGGGTCAGGTAGTGCCTTCCCTAGACTAATAGCTTCTTCGACCTTAGCCAACATGACGTTCGCTTGGTCTTCTGTTTGGTAAGTATGGCGAAACCTGATGCCCTTCTTTCTGACATCGACTTGCCATGAGTTACCTCGCGCTCTTACTGGCATAACATACTCCTTATGTGAATATGATTTCATTCAGTGATTTAACAAACCGCTTACCCTTGGCTGTCAGTCTCACTAGCTTGCGCCTACGTTCAGCAGGGTCTTCGTAGGCTTCTAACAACTTATGCCCTGCCTCTTTGCGCCTATTCCAGTCACCAAGATAAGCTACATTCCTGCTTATAGTTGACTGACTAAGCCCAAGTTCTACCGCTATGTCGTGCATCCTGAGTGGCAAAGGACTCTTTGCGACTTTCAACAGGACTGCTATAGCTTGTGCTTGCATCTCACCATCTACCTCACGAAACCTTTCTATTACTTTTAAAAGGGATGATGCTGCTTCGTGATGGTTTATCTTCTGCTCCTCTAGTTTTATTATTGTGTTCATCAGTTACTATAGGTTTCTTGGGTTTAAAAAAAGGCGTGTAGATGAGTCTCCATATACCTGCACATATAAACAACTCACCGCAACACCACTCCCAGCTATAAAGCTGCGTGTTAGTTTTTTTCCATTCAACATATAACAGACAGCCTCCTGGCATTTTGAAAAAGTTATAGTACATGTCTCTCCTATTAAATTAACAATGACCAAGATGCACTATCGCCTGAGTGCATAGGTATTGTCAAACTAAAACTCTGGCTCATGCCAACATGATTGACCCATAGCCTGTAAGTTATACATTCGGTTCAAGGTGGATTCATCTTGGCGTTCACCAGTTTCAAACTCAATGTCACTCAGTCTGGTGCGCTCAATGCGTATGGCTTTCTCTATGGGTATGGTCTTAACCTGACCAACAGGATTAGCGACTAGCTTTGTCATTCTTTTTCTCCTTCTTCTTTTTCTTAGGTTTACCAAATATAGCATCGAAATTAGAATCGAATGCTGCCTTATTTGTAGGGCGTTGCTTACTCCCTTTACCCGACATTACTATTCTCCTTCTGTTGTTCTAAATCATCTTCTAAAATACACCAATTAGACTCATAGGCGCAATCCCAGTTATCCCAATAACCAGAAGCTACATCACTGTCTGCCATTTGGATTGCCATCTGGTTAAGACAAGGTTCATGGTTTAATGGTAGTTCTAGTTGTTTAACCGACATTACTATTCTCCTTTAAATACTTTCTATAGATTTGATTGTAGTCTTCTTCACCTGATTCGACAATAGTCCTAATCATACTGGATTCAGAAGCCCCTTTGGTGTACTTGCTATGGTCATCAGACCACATATAGTACCAGTCGTGCTGACTGCACATGAGGTCGAACTCTTCGAGTGTTGGTAGTTTCATGATGTTATGTCCTGTTCAATTCCTGCAATATGCAGTATGTGGGAGGCATCGTCTACGCACTGAAGCCACCAGTCTTGTTGATGCTCATCAAGTTCATCTAGTGTATCGAAAGTTATTCCGTATTGGTTCAGGAACATAAACTCTGCAATCTCAATTTCTTTTTCAACATAATCGCTATTTGGTATCAACATGATTTTTCTCCTTATACAGTTCAACCAGTGTGGTCTCTATTAGATTAAATTGTTTGCCTATTTTAATGCGTAATGATTCAAATTCATCGCTATAGATACAGTCCTCCCTATAGCAATCTAATGCTAACCATACATCATCTAAGGCTTTTTCTAGTTCATCAGTCATTCTATCTTTATGAGTCAACATGCTTAATCTCCTATTTCTTGAATGTCTAAAACTTCAACATCACCCTCAGCACCCACTAATGCTCTAAATTCTCGGATAGCTTCAAGTTCTGCTTCTTGTTGGCTATTGGCTTCAACTAGAATGCTTCTACTAGTCCCGCCATAAACGTAGGCTTCATAAGTATTCATATTATTTCTTTCTCCTGCACTAATACTAGTGCTTGTTCGATTCGATAAAGGGTATCAAAGGTGTATTTACCGCCACATATAACCCTGCTTAATGTGTTCAGGTGTATCCCTGCAACATGAGCCAGCTCTGCGCGATTCCTCCGCAGAACCTGACTGACTATGTCGCGTTCTATTTGTTTAAGTTTACTTGGCATCTTTTTCCTCCTCAACGGAACATGATTCTAGATAGTCGCGCACTAGGTCATCACGAAGCTGCATGGTTTCCTTAGCAGTGTGATTGCTTGCAGTGATAATCTCACAAAAATCATTAATGATTCGGGTGCGTTCCTTATGGTTTTTAATTAATGTAAAATCGTATCGTTCAACCATTTTAAGCCCTCACTCTACGCTTACAGACTGCACATGATTCGACTGCACATGATGGCTGGGGCTGGCATTTACAAAATGGCGTTTTATCTTGAGGCAAATTGTAAGCCCCTGACGTTTTGATTTTATCGCCAAATTGTAAAAACTTTTTGTCATACTGGGTTAATATCATTGTTTTAATACCTCTTATTTTAGCTTGTAAGCTGATTTAATTGGTTAACCTATAGCAACCTATTAGTTAACACTTAAAAGACTCCTAAAGTGTATTAAGAGCCTTGGAGGTGCTAACCTATAAGATATATATCTAGCGTATCTTCATAGGTTTCTTGATGGTAATTGATAGCATATGCCATTGTATTGCAGAATGATGCTACACCATCATAAAAATCGGAGCGCGTAAACTCGGACAATGGGATTTCTGTAACGCCATCATGCGATTTAACTATAGGCGCATCATTTTCGTCATAGTCGATAAAACCAGTCTTTTTCCAATATTCATTACTATTTAACATAGCTTGTACCTTTATAATTGGTTAATTGTGCTAATCCAGCTTGTGACTGCTCAAAATATATATGTGAGAATCTATACCCCTTATAATAGCGGTATTGTTGCACTATTGATTCAATGCGCCCCGCATTATTGCCTGACACGTTAAAATAGGCTGTTACTGGTGCGCCCCTATGTTCTCTAAACTCTGCAATTGCCTTCATAATTATTGCCCCATTAATAGTTTTTTTAACTGTTTAACAGATTTACCGCTAACAGCTGATAATTCTGCAAGTGTAATATTAGTGCTATCGAATAAATCTATAATATCTTGGTTATTCATAATTAATTGCCTTAGTGGATAGTTAAAGTTAAATGTTAATAATTGATTTAAATTCTGTATAGTTTGATTCAGTGACAAAAAAAGAATTAATGCGCGTATTCTCTGCAAGTCTATCGCCTAGGTTAGAACCTTTCCTTTTTAGGTAACCAATAGCATTAGGTTTATCTAGATGGCGTAAATCAGTTTTATCAAAGGATATCATTTTATGCGGTATTAAATCGGAATCGCCTTTTACATTCTTAGTATTAAAGGCAATAGCGGTCTTATATTTGCGCTCAATAGCGGTCTTAAATGCTTTTTTAGATTGCGCGCTATACATTGATGCGGAAAAAGTAAGGTCGTAATTAGGTAGGTTATTTTTTCTAATGCGACTAATTATCTTAGAATAATCGTAAAATGCGCTATTTGGTCGCTGTTCAATGATATAAGAAAAATCAATATCACTTGTACCATTTAACCTAAACAATGCTGGCACATTGTCTGCCTTGGATGCGCGCCTTTCTGCTTTATCTATTTCTGCAAGTATCTTAAATTCAAAATAAGCAGGTCTAAGTAGCATTAGGATTGTGCGCTTAGTGCTTGCACTCTGTCCATTAGTCATACCAAGGCGACCACTATCGATTAAACACGGTTTTTTGCATCCTGCTTTATCTGCAAAGGCGCACAATGTTTTGACTGATACCTTATCAGCTGGCTGCAAGTATAAAATATAGGTTTCATATTTGTCCGCACCTTTTTCTACCTTGGTGCTGCTCCCAAATAAATCCATTAGTTTATTAAGATAATCTAGGTTATCAATAGCCCATTCCTTAGCATTAGCATTAATAAGACTGCTATTCTCAATTTCAGCCTTGGTTATATGTATAAATTTCATAATAATTGCCTTAGTGGATAGTTAAATATAATCGAATGCACTCAAAGCGAATGCACTCTGTTATATAAACTATTGCCTTAGTGGATACCTTGCAAGCTGAAAAATAATTCCAGCCCTTTAATGATTCCCTTAGCACATAAGAAACCACCAGTAGCCAGCACTAGCCAACCAATGGTTTCCGCTAGTGCTTGGTTTCTTTTTTCTCTTTTAAGTAAATCACGTTTTGCGCTATTCATATTGTCACCTTATTCCATTATGTTATGTGCGTTATGGATAAAATCGTTTTGCTCTAGCATAAAAGAAAATAATTTATTTAATGCATCTCTAGTAATGTTGTATTGTTTAGAATTGTTCTGACTTTTAAATAACTCTAAATCATTTATTAAAGAATTAGCCAAATAAATTAAAGATTCTGATTCATCTTTATTAATGTGCATTTGACCGCCTGCTATATCTAAATTCAATGTGTTCATATTGTCACCTGTTTGGTTAGTTAATGTGTTAACCAGTACCTTATAGAGTGCTAGTAGTTTGTCTATAGGCTTTGCGGTGAAAGGTATCTAATTTGAGTTAAAAGGGACAAAAGCGAAAAAAAAGGGAAAGGATAAAATCACAAAAATAGTACACAAGAAACACAAACTGAAAGTATTTTTTAAGAGTGTATTTAATGTGTACTATTTCACTGGATAATAGATAGTTTATCTGTTTAGAACCCAGTAATTGCAAGGGCTGGGCGCGTGTAATGTGGCATTTATTGTGGCAATACCACCCCTACCCATTGATTTTTATAGGCTACCGCCACCCCAACGGGGTAATTCCGTGCGCCATGATATACGATAGACCCCTCAGATTTTTCTAGTAAAACCTTTTGCTGCCCTAATGATACTCAGGTTCATCTAAAAGCTCATCCATATAGCTGCCTAGAAGCTCCACCTTCAGAGCCTCAAGCATCATATAGACTTCCTTGTGGTCAGCATTGGTTGCCATCTTAAGGTCACCTGAGCCTTTACCTATGATTACAAAGGAGTCTGATTTAAGTAGTAAGTCAGTTATTTCATCCTCTACGGTTGGTCTTATATTAGTCACTTTAGCCACTATAGGTCTCCTTAAGTTTACTTATAGTTATCTTATAGTTTCATCTATAGATATATTACTTATATCATCTCCTAAATAATCTTATTCCATAGACCTCTTTAGGTTATCTATAGTTCTATCTATAGTATATATCTCCCTTCCTACCTTATATGGTGGGTATTAATATATATAAGTAAATCAATGACATACAATGTCTGTCTTAACGCCTTAGCTGAACCCAATTATCTCTCTTTTGGGGTCTCCCTATAGAGGATTCCATGAACTTATCTAACTCATCTCTCAGTAGGTCTTTCTTATGGTCTTCTACTGCTCTGAGTATGTCTCTATCCATGGTTTCTACCCAGTAGCCTACAGCTATAGAAAGGGCATCTAGCCTATCATCGTGTATCAGAGAGCCTTTATCTCTAGTCAACCTGGTAAGTTGATAGAATAGTTTATACTTAAGGTCTACTTCAGACTGATAATCTTGTTGTATCACCTTATCGTCTACCACTAGCCTATGTTGGTTTAGGATAGGCTCTAGGGTATCTATAATTCTTTTCTCTTTATTGGTGTTGTGTCTTACTTCTTCTATAGATACTGGGTGTACTCTAGTCAACACTGGCTTGATTAGCTGTGTAAACATACCGTCACCAAAGTTACTCTCTACGATAATCTTATTGACCTTCTGTTCCTTAGCTACCCTACAGAGAACCTCAAGGCTTTCATCTGCATAGCCATTCTTAAGGCCACCTGCTGCTGTCAGGTACAGTTGTCCCTTAAGCATCTTGACTACGGTGTATGCTGTCTCATCCTTACCCCTACCTGCGGGGTCAATGGACATCACTGAGCCATCCCACTTAGCTGTCTCTGTAGACACGTTCATGGGTGCAGCCCAATAGTCACCCTTCAGTCCAACATTAGGTAACTGCTTAACATTCTCTATCTGTTCTCTTCCTGATGCCCACTGAACGCTTACAGGGGCTTCAGACCAGCTACTAGGGCCAGACATTACCATAAAGTCATTGACCTTTAGAGGGTACTTATCGGCATCTGATAGGGATACATCAAGCATGAACTGTAAAGCAAAGCCTGATTTACCATAGGATGCCTCACGTTCTAGCAAATCGTCACTATCGAACCTATCAGGGTCTGTAGGTTGCCCCTCTACGTCAGGTTCATCAGCTACTATAGGGGCTAATTTGTACCCCATAGCTGTTTTTAGCCTGTCATCTGGGTATCTAGCTGGCCAAATACGGGTCTTATAGCCCCTTTCATCGAGTAAATTGTAGATAGACATCTCTGTTTGAGGGGTTCCAAGGAAGATAATACGTCCTCCAGGCTTCAATACCGCCTCAAATTCCTTGATTGTCTCTGCTAATTTGTCTCTCATCATCTGTGTCATAGAGTTATTTGCTGACTCTACGTCATCTGCGATGATTATTCCTGCACGAGAACCTGTAAGTTGGCCTGTAATACCTAGAGACTTCACAGAAGGCGCGTGAGAGGCTTTAGCGGGAGCCACATCAAAGCTAATCTTAGACATTCTTTGTCCATCTCTGGGTCTTAGGTGAGCCAGAATGGGCATCTCGTGGATGAGGCGCAGGGTAAAGGTAGAGAAATCATCTGCCCGTGTCTTTGAAGCTGATACTACAAGGATGTTTTCTTGTGGATTTAACAGCAGTTGGTGACAGACAAAGGCAGATGTTATCCATGATTTACCAACACCACGGAATGCTTCGATAACTATCCTGCGCTCCTCAGCGTTCTGTAGATAATCACTAAGGTCATACTGAATGGGTGTAGGGTTAGGAAGGTTAAGGTGCTTCCATGCCATGTATAAGAAGTTCTTAAAGTCTAATATCTGTTTATTTACCACGCTTTACAGCTCCAATATTTTGCTTTGGTCTTTGGGCCTGGGTTGTCACATCCATGTCTAGCCCTGAAGTTTTTACGTCTACCTTTGTTGTTCTTCTTGATGGTCATGTTAGGGTCACCAAACATCACCTTCTTTATCTTTGCGCCATCCTTAACGTAGACCTTAGACTTCTTCCTGCCCGCTCCAGGTTCCCCTTTAGAAATCCTAGAGGGGCTGTTTAGCTTAACTGTCTTGCCTTGATACTTAGCCATAACTTACCCCTTCTTCTTGAAGCCACCCTTCTTGGCTTTCATCTTTGCGTAGACTTTAGGGTCAATAGTGCTTTTCTTCTTAGAGCGACTGATGCCCTTCTTCTTTCTAATCTGCATGTTCTTATATAAAGACATAGGTATTCCTTACTGGATTTGTGTTGTGTCTGAATCGAAAGGTAAGTCCTCTAGCAGTTGTGCTAGGGCATTCTCATCAGTAGGGATAGCTGTAACGTCATTGTCCTTCAGGAACTGACGGGCTACGTTAAGCTCTGCTGATTTACACTCAGGGTCTCTTATCTTATCCAATAGTATTGTTGCCAATAACTCATGGAGTTCTTCTAGCTTAGAATCTTTCTTCATGTTATCTCTCCCGTTGAACGCCTTTGGCTTTCTCTACTGTTCGCATTGCGCCTAACCCAAGCATACCCATAAGCACAGGCATCATCTGAGTCAAATCAAGGATTGGAACCACAACCGTAGATTCAACCAGAGCAAGCGCAAAGTTTGCCAGTGGGATAACCATAAAGTTACTCGCCATACCAAGGACACATACCCATCCCACAGCAGGTCTCCAACCCGCAACAAATAAGTTTTTATGTGCCGCTTCCGTCTTATTAACTTCAAGCTGCGCTTTCGCAAGTGCCTGTGCATGCTTTTCAGCCATGGTCGATAGTTCAAAAGCAATAGCATTCTTCTTGTCTTTGTCCTCTATAAACTTATCTAGTAATCCCGATACGGGGCCAATTAATTGCTGTAACATAGTTTACCTCTGTAAGGGGCTTGCATTCAGGTAGTTCATACCCTGCCACAAGTCCTCTATTTCTTTAGTTAGTTTATTCATCCGTGTATCCACATCACCCATGCTGTCAGCAATAAGTTCTCCCTGCTTAACAACAGCTTTCATAGCCTCTATCTCTTTGGATAGCTCAGAAAGCTCTGCTTTGATTTCTAAGAGCTTTTCTTGTTGGGTTAGTATAGTCTCTAGGTGTGTCCCTAAAGTGGCTAATTTAGCCTTTAATTGACCCACATCGTTGTCCTGCAATCGTTGCTCTATTAGAGTCACTCTTTCTGTAACAGGTTTGATGTTAGGTATCTTTACAGCCTCTACAGTCTCAAGCCTTGAGTACAGACTTGATGCCGTCCAGACGGTTCCCCCGATACTCGTGCCTATCGTCAAGACAATGGCTATCCATATACCTTTGAATGAAGTGTTCCCTATTTTTAGTTCAGTATTCTCTAGGCTCATATTTCACATTCCGTTTGGTTCATGAAGCACTCATAGCCTAAAGCCACTGGGCTAGTCTGGAAGAACTCTGATTCGCTCCCTGCTGCCAATATGTCAGCCTCAGTTGCGTATAGGTCTAACCCAAAGTTCTGCCCGTTGAGGTACACTGCTGTCAGGTTCCTTGTTGTATTATATCCCATAGCTACCCACTGAGCATTTGCATCATAGAAGATGTTAGTCTGCTCTGCGGTTGTGTTAGCGTTCTCGATGCCTTGCTCTAGGAACTCTACAGCTTGCTCATTACCTGCAACTGCTAGGAACGCAGAGGCATTGTTAGCGTGTGTCTCTATGTCATCGACAGCCTGGTTGTATGTATCTACTTCTTCCTGGTCGATAGTAAGCACTTCTACATTAGCTGTAACAAACTCTTGTACCTCAGCTTCTTCCTGTGGAGTCTGTGCTTCAGAGGCAATCTCCGCCACCTGCTGTACAGCTATCATGTCCACCACAACTTCGGTGAAGGTCTCGATGGCGTTGTCCATTAACTCTAGCTCACCCATCGCCTTACCCTCTAGAACCTCCTGTATGTCCCCGTAAGGCAAATAAGTGTTCATGCCATAGAGTGCATCATTGTAAGCCTGAAGTTGCTCAGAAGAGATGTGAGCGGTGTCTGATAGCGTTCCTGATGACAGAGCATCGCCATGGTGTGCATATTCTGTAGCAGCACCTACTAGTAAGACCCCTTGTGTAATCTGGTCTACTATGGCTTGGCTAGATTCTAGGAGCGCATCGTATTCATCTGAGTGAGCTACGGAACTTAGCACTAATAGAGGTATTATCATCTTCTTCATCTGTAGCTTCTCCCCCGCCTATGTTAAGTAAAGTGTTGTACCAGTCTTTAGTTTTCTTACTGTAATCTGGGATGTATGTTTCTGGTTGTCTCTTCATTACTAAGAATGCTCTTTTGCCAACTACAAGTTTACCATTAGATAAGATGGGGCATGGTGTGCCAGAGATAAACATGGCCTTCCATACGTCAAGCGACTGGCATAACCTAGCCACTGCGCTCACCTTCATACCTAAGTCTGATAACAGTTTTGCATCCCTGCGCCTGTCACAGTTAGGGTCAACCTCGTAGCCACCACTAGAGAACCCTACGCCCACAGTCTGTAAGGAACCTCCAGTTCCTTTGAGACAAGTGTCCATACCGTTACTCATGTAAGATGGACTTATCGCTGAACCTACTGGTATCTCACTGGATGACCCAGCACCGTTGTAGGTATTCGATGTTGATGTATCTGTGGTGTTATTGTTAGAAGACACAGTAGCCCCCTCTCCTGTGAAACTATTGAGGGAGCCTTCCTGTGAATTTGTTGCGTAGGATAAACTAGAAATGAAGAATAGGAGTAGTACCCAAGGCATTACCTGGGTGGCCTCTCGCTTAACACACGGTCTACAGTAGCCCTGATGTGGCTAATGTTTGCATCTATCCTAGCTAGAGAAACCGCCTGTCCTTGTACGAGATTCTCTAGCTGTGCTAACCGTGTTTCATGCTGTGTTACTTGTTTATTGTTGGCTGCAATACCTGAGTCTAACTCAGCAAAAAACCATACGAGTGCTATGGCTTGAGTCGCTAAGGCAAACACAAATGTTACAGGGACACTCTTATTTAAGTACCATGAATCTTTTGACATAATAAAGTGTCCTATAGTTAAATTTTATACCAACCGTTTATGTAGATTCTGAAACGTGCGCTCTCCCAGTTCTGGGGGGAAGATACTGTAACATCTCCATTAGAAGCAAAGGCTACTACGGTATTATCGTATACTCCCGTGATGGTACTAGTAATGAACTGCTCTGACGGCCTGTAAGCTGAAGCGATTGTGTATATAACGTCGTTATCTAAGGGTTGCAACCACTCATCATACTCACCAGAGGCAGCAATATCAGTAGCATCTATATATAAACCCAAATTATAGTATACCAAACCACTTGAGGGGTCATGAAGCACCCTTTCAGTTCCTGATTTAGTCCACGCAGAGTTCCTAGTAAATGACGATGTTATGTCAACAAGCTGTCCTGTATTCCATACATCTGCTAAATCTCTTGCTCTAGACATTATTCACCCCCTGCTTCTGAATTATGAAACTCAACGACTTCTGCTGGTGTCTTATCAATAAAACTCTGGTGATAAGCGCGTAGTTCGTCATCAATAGAGGTATCTTCAAGAGCAGCCAGAGTCTTACGATATATATCTAACTGAATGTTAAAGGCTTCGTTGGCTCTGTTAGTCTCTGTATCAGCTTCCCACTGTTCCATGTAAGTGTTGAACTCACCGTCATTCTTACGGATAGACCGTTCTCTCATCCATTGTGGCCACTCAGAATCAATGTAGTCCTGAGTGACAGACTCAACGGAGGCCCCTTCGAGGCGGGGCGCACCTTTAGTAATAAATATCATTAGGGTTTCTCCGCAATTAACATGAGGTTTTGTCTGTATGCTGATGTGGTGAGAGTCGCATAATACGCTGTCTGGCCAGTAGGTATCACAGGCAAAATATACTTAGTATTAGAATCTTTGCTTAACACACTATAATCATTATCGTTAGCAAAACTAATGTAGCTCCCGTGTTTATTGAAGGCAAGAATCTTAGGGTTATAGTCAGAATCAAACTCCGTGTTATACAACCCTATTCCTGAAAATCTAAAGGTGGCGGAGTAAGAGTTATTTTTAATTTGCACATAAATACTGGTTACCCCTGCTGGAATATCAACCGCAGCCCAAACATCTGTGCTATGGCTAGAATTATATATCTGACCACCCCCTGATGATGTCCCTATATTAATAAACATGGGATTACCTGAGGAATAACAATTTATATTCAGTGTCAGCTTTGAGCCAGGAACCACAGTTACTTGTCTTGTCATTGTAGCCTGTGGGGTTAACTGTGCTGCCCCGTATATAGAGGTTACAGTCTGAGTAGTAAGCCACTCGGCTAAGATAGTAGAAGTAGCACTTAAGGCTGTATGCCCTATAAGTTCTTCAAAAGTTTCTATAAGAATTGGGTTAGGGTTAGCAATGGAGTTAATGTTAGCTATGTCATTGGCAACTGTAGTGATGTTAGTTCCGTTATTTGCAACATTAATAATACTACTTAGATTCCCCGAACAGTTATTAACACTGCTCATGCTAGTCGCAACAGTTCCAATGTCAGAGGCATCAGCAGCTACAGCAGTTACGTCAGTAATACTAGTAGCAACTGTATTAACATCGGTAATGTTAGTAGCAACTGTATTAATGTTTGAGTAGTTACCCGCTGTAGCATTTATATTACTAATATTACTTGCGGCAGTAAAAACACTATTAATGTTAGTAGCCACAGTTCCAATGTCAGAGGCAGCTGCGGCTACAGCAGTTACATCAGACATGTTAGTAGCAACTGTATTCACATTAGCTATAGATGCCCCTACAGCATTCACATTGGCTATATCAGTAGCAACAATTCCAATGGTATTTAAATCAGAATAAACTGCATTTATACTAGTAATATTTGCACCCACCGCAGCAATATTAGTTGCCTGTGGCCCAAGTGCATTTATATCAGATATATTTGTGGCAACAATTCCAATGTTAGTTGCATCCCCTGCCACAGTATTAACATTAGTTATGTCTCCACCTACTACGTTAACATTGTTTATATTAGTGGCAACTGTGTTAACGTCACTGATGTTAGTAACGACTGTTCCTATATTAGTTGAGGCTGAAGCTACAGTATTTACATTAGCTATGTCGCCACCTACTGCGTTTACATTGCTTATGTTAGTCGCTGTAGTATTGATGTCACTAATGTTGGTAGCCAGTGTGCCTATCTGAGTAGCATACGGTGACAGCGTGGTTACATCAGTAAGTATCTGGTTACCATACGCAACAAAGTCTACAACATCCCCTGCCGTTGCAGCCGTTCCTAATACTACCTCAGTGCCGTTAGTGGCTGTGAAGTCTGTTACATTAATCAACTTAACACCGTTCAGGTACACATCAATAAACCCTGAATCATAAGACACAGGGAAAGTTGTTAATGACCCTGAAGTGTATGTCCCTGAGTTTGTTCCTACAGTGTAGCTGAGGCGCGTAGAAGAAGTTGATATAGCTGATGAAGCATGTTGCCAACCACCACTGGTGTAAACCTTAAGTACCTGCACTGTAGTGTCGAACCATAGGTCACCTACAGTGGGACTAGAGGGGGCTGTACCGCCTGTGGAGTAAGTATCTACATACTTGTTTACATCAGCAATACTACCAGCAACTGTAACAATGTTTGTCTGGTTTGTAGCGACTACCGCAATTGCATTAGAGTTGGCTGCACAATTGTTTATGTTAGATTCATTGCTTACAACAGCATTGATGTTAGCTGCATTAGCTTGTACAGCATTGATGTTAGATTCATTTCCTACCACACTAGTTACGTTAGCAGAGATACCTGCCACCGTTGTAACATCACCAGAGATACCTGCGACTGTACCGATGTTAGTTAAGTTAGGACTAATGAATCCTAAGCTAACTGCATCAGTCAAATCTACAGGGTCAGCCAGGTTAGTAATCACCCTAGCACCAGCATTATATTTGTTAATACTGTTAACCCTTAGCGCATCTTCAGTCGCATCAATAGCTTCCTGTGCCATGTAGAATGTCTGGAGACCATCGGTGTCTAGGTCAGACTCCTTAAAGATTGCCCCTGCTGTGTAGTCTACAAGTCGTGCTGACTGGTTAGAGCTTCGCTTTAGCTCGACAACAGTTCCATTTGCAGGGGGTGTGTTGAAGGTTATCTGGCTTGTGGAGGGGACGGTGTAGTCAGTCGTTAATGTTTTAACTACACCATCAACTGATACAACTAAATCTCCCTCTGATAAATACGGAAAGGCCACACTAAACGTGGCCGTACTCCCGTCTGCTGTGTACTTATTATTTGCATAAGGCATAGTTATTAATTCCCAATGTTATATATTATGTTGTCTGAAGAGCGTTGGCCTGTTTGACCCTGTATCTTCCTTTCTAAGACACTTCGGTATTCCTGTGGTATTGCTGCTTCCTCACCAAACAAACGCATGAAAGCCATCTCCCTAAACTGATTGATATACTTCCTGGCGTATTGTTCAGCGATACCTGCCTGTGAAGCTGTACCCATAGGTAAGTCCTGCATGCCATGTAGCACATCTATCAGTCCTGACTCGTGGGTATAACGCATCCATCTGTCGTAGTAGGTTTCCATACCGTCTTTTGTTATCTGAGTTCGTAAGTCAATATCACCCATGAACTTAGGCATCTTGTAGGAAGCTGTGAAGTGTGTGTCACCTACCTGCGCTAGTTTATAAAGGAATCTTTCTACCTCTATTTCTTTTGCAGGGATGCCACGCTGACGTTCCTCAACTGTAGCCGTATCAAAGTAGATAAGATTAGCTACTGGATTACTAAGGGTTCTTGCTCTACCTAGTGCGGTGTATTGCTTAGGCACTAATGGGTCATCAGGGTTGACACGCTGTAAGATGAACTGCTCCATTGTTACTGGGTCACCAAGCACAGGGTTGTCAAGCATCTGATACTTGTAGTAAGTGTTGGGCAAGAATGTCTGTACCTTTCTACCTGCAAACTTAATCAACTGGTCTGAACTGTCTGGGTCTCCTAAGTCTTCAAAGAAGTCCATGGCAGAATCAACACCAGAGGCAAGGTTTGCATCTCGTAAAGACTGTGCGATAGAGCCAACACCAACAGCTACTAGAGCCTGTATCTTTTCCATCTCAGACTTGTTGATTGATTCGCCCTGCTCTTCTCTATAAGCCAGTGTCTCTGCTCTTTCTAAAGCATTGACAATAATCTTAATTGGAGTTGAGAAGGGGTCAAAGTTACGGTAGTTAAAGGTACTGCCATCACTAAACATAATAGTGTAAGGCTCTTGCCCACCTGCGTTCTCACCTTGGCGAGTCTGCTTGTAGTCCTGTCCCATAGCACCAGTCACGTTACCTGTGGCATATAGAGAGAACACTGAGCCAGCTATTGAGTAAGACATCAAGGCTTCACCCTGCGCTCTAGCTTGGCGCATAGGGCCATTAGCACCCTTCAAGTCCTTCATAAAACCTGGACTAATCATGTTAAGACCTGGAGTCAAACGTATGCCTTCCTCAAATACACGCACGGGTGTACGGAAGAACAACTGCCCCATAAGGCGCATAGCAGGGTGCTTGTTTACAAAACCCTCATAACCTTTAGCTAATGAAGAAGCTGCTCCTTTACCAGAGAAGTCTCTCTTGAACAGTACATCCTGTACATAATCACGACCATCTTGGTCAGTAGCTTTCACAAAGGCTGATTCGTTCTTAGCTAGTTCGTTATTAATAAAGTTCTCTAGCTTCTTACCCTTCAGTCCTCTTGAGATACCATCAGACATAAGGATGTCTATAGCGTTCTCTTCGGGGGCGTAAGCTCGCGTTAAGGCTTCCTGAGTTTGAATCTGAACAAAGTCATCAAGCTCTTTATCTTTCAAGCCCTTAGCTACACCTGCTTCCATAGCATCGCCTGTAGCTTTACCTACTGCATATCCTCTGTAGTGAATGTTCTCAAAGAACGCATCGGTAGCAAGCAAGGCTCTAGGGAAGTGACGTAAGATACCACCGCCATATCTCTTAGGAATTGTATTGTATTCCTCAAGGAATCTAGCAGAGTCACCTGTCAGAATAGACTTCTCATAACGCCATGCAGCCCTAGCCATCTTAGCTGCCGATGGAATCATAGATGCCATAGCTGAATACTCAGCCACTATCTTCTTGCGTGATGTTGCTGATAGACCATCTTGCATCAAGTTGTTAAGCAAAGGCTTATAGATAGTCTTCGCTAGTGATGGGACGGTGTTGACAATTAAAGTAGCAGGAGAGAATACAAAGCTAATCATAATCTCATTCAAGACTTTGATAGGCTTGTTGATTGCTCTGTAGATAGAAGAGCCTTCTTCTCTCAGGACTTCTTCTGCAAACTCATCTTTCTTAACCTGTTTTTGTTGCTTAAGTTTGATGTATTCAGCAGTGTCCCCACTCTTACGCACCTCTTCAATCTTGGCGTTAAGTGTTGCCATCTCTTGAGTGCGTTCGTGTTTCTGTAGTTTCTCCTTAAAGATAGCATCCCACTGTCGTTCAGCCTCAGTTCTCGATAAGCCTGAAGCCTGTAGGCTTGTAATGGTTTCACCCCTTAGTTGCCCAGTGTTTAGGCTTTCTTGTCTAGCCCGTAACCGTTGCCCCGTGATAGTAGACATAGCTGCATCAAGTTCATCTAGAGGTGCAATCACTTCTTCGATTTCATCTATTTGTTTAGATATAGCTAAGGCTTCGTCACCGTCTAACTTTTGTTGCTTAAGACGTAAGTTAAATACTTTTACCTTAAGTGCAGATACTGTCTGGCTTGTGGCAACTTCAAGGAACTCGCTTTGCCCGTCAGTCAACTCTTGCTTCTTAAGGTACTCTGCAAGTTCTGCGGGGTTTTTAGCGGAGGCTTGCCTAAGCATTTCCTTGAAGGGTTCTACAGAGGCTACTAGCTCGTCCATGTTCTGAACACCATCAGCACCTAATGACGATACTTTACCTGCGGGGACTGTACGTTTGATTGCTTGAATTACACCGTTGAGGTCGGTACGTATCTTTTGTGCAGGAGAGCGTGTGCCAGAGCTAGGCGGTAAATGTGTGTTACCCCCCTCTGTAAACGATTGAACTTTAATTTGGTCAGATGATAGAGCCACAACCTGTCCAGGCTTATCCCCCTGTGCATCCATTTTAAAACCGTCATAACCAGCCTTACGGATTACAGCAATGTCTTCTTCAAAAAGTCTTTCTGGGTTTACTTGGTAAAAAAGTTTATTCTTTTTCAGTAGTGAATTTATCTCTGCTTTAGACAGTCTATCCACATCCTGTAGTTGCCCTGCATCGTCTATAAACCGCACACTCCCAAGGTCATCTGGTAAGTAATCTAAATCAACCCGACCGAATGTAAATCCTTCAGCAGTAGTGTCCATAGCCACTGTTTGAATAGGCACTGGGTTTTTAATATCAACCTTTGCCTCAACCACGTTACCCCCAAAGACTACAGATGTCTCATCATCTGCTGTTCTTGAGAAGTAAAAGCCCTTACTCCCTGCGTGGCTGTGTGGGCTATTAGGTGACTCAATAAAATCAAAGAAAGGTTCTGCTGTAGTTCTGTGGAATACCACCTCACCCGCATCTTCAGGTAAGTCATCAGCAAGTTTTTGCTCATCAACAGTCTCAGCTATCTCTCTAGTAGACTGTCCTGAATACCTTTTGACCCCTGCGGTAATGCCTGTACCAAGCACAAAACCTGCTCCTGTACCTATAAGACCAGACTTAGCAACACGCCCTAAATCAATATCTTCACCAGATACAGCCGTCTCAACTACCTGTCTGTTGACATCATCAACTGCGGTATAGACACCTGACTCAATACCAGCAATGACACCACCTCTAGTGGAGCTTTTGAGTAACTCTTTGATACCTAGCTTGCCTGTTTGTTTAGCAGCTTCTTTACCTGCCAGACCAATACCAAATGTAGTTAAACCTACATAGGTAGTAGGGTCAGTAGCTACACCTTTGAAGAAACGCTTTGCCCCATTCCATGAAACACCTAAGTCATCATAAGACTCCATCATGTAGAGGAAGGCTTTCTTCTGCTCGTCTGTAGCCCCAGAGATACGGTTAGCATCTAAAGACATCTTAGGGAGGTTCCAGTTGAACCACCCCATTGTCTCGATACCATACTTAGCGTAGTCTTGTGGGGAAAGACGAGGGGCATCAACACTGTTATTCATGTTATAAATAACTTCAGAAGCCTTTTGATAATTAACATCATTAACTAAGTCTTCGTCATACAGAGTATCGCCCATATCTTGGTAAGTAGCGTTAAAGCCTTGAGGGGCTTGTGGTTGCCCCTGCGATTGACGGAAAGCATCCGCAATACCTAACGGCTTTTCCTCTTGCAATGAGGCTCTATAAGCATCAGCAATACCTGCCATATTTGTCACCTATATTTATTTGAGTGTTGTCTCTAGGAACCTTTCTGCATAATCATTGTCACTAAAGATGTTTGCTGGGTTTTGTTCTAACAGTTGTATCAGTTCCTGTACTTCATCCCTTTGTGTGTATGGGATTGCATTAGCTGCATCAGGGTCTAGTCGCTCAGTAAATGAAGCTATTGCCTGTTCAGCCAGAGGTTGTACAAATGCATCTAACTCTTCTTTAGGCATCTTGTTAAGCTCGTTCATAGCTTGAGCATAAGAACGTGAACCTTTGTTCTGGGTTAGACTTGGGTCATTCTCAGACCTAAACACAGTAGTCACTAAGTCAGCTAAACGTCTGTCTTCAGCAGCCTGTAGTGGGTTTGGAACCGCAGGAGGAGGCGTACCGCCCTCACTTATTACCACCCAATCAGCATCGGTAGCAGTCTTAGAGTCTATACCTACTGGTAAACCATAAGTGACACCGCCAGCTTCAAATGTAGCACCGTAGGTAGAGTCACCTGTGGGTTGCTCTGTTTGAGTTTGTTGTGGCTGTTGCTGTTGTCCCAGAGTTTGTAGTTGCACTTCAGTCATTTGATTAACTTCTTGCAACCTAGCTCTTACTTTACCTTCGGCTCTGTCATAGATACCGCCATCATCATGTAAGTCTGCGTACCCAGGCACTTCACCCTTTGTCTCAAGATGAAGATTAACTAAGCGTTTAGTTTCTTGGTTCCAAGTTTCAGTAGCTATATCACTAAATGACGTAGCTAACTGACCTAACTGAAACCCTTTTGCTAAGAAGTTGGGGTTATCTGTGTAGGTCTTGATAGTACCACCTAAGCGTTCGCCTAATGCTGACTTATGAGATGCTGAAGCAATGATTTGGTTACCTAGAAGTAAGTTAGGTAACTCTTTGATTAGCACCGCTTTTTCATTAGGATGGATGTCTGTACGCTCATTAACCTTAGCAATCATAGACTCAAGGTCACCTGCTGTTCCTAAAGATGCACTTACACTTATTTCATCTTTAAGAATGGTGTAGTTAGTTGCACTTACATCAGCTTTAACCTGTGCTGCCTGTTTTGAAATCTCAGCCATCTGGTAAACTTTGTTGCCAAGCACAGCATCATTTCCTGTTAAGCCAGTGCTTTGAGCCATGATTCTATCTATACCTGCAATATCACCATTGACAGCTAACTGGTTTAACTTAGATTGAGATTCTACAAGTTTCTGTTTGTTTAAAACTTCTTGTTCTTTTTGCTTACGCTCTAATTCAGCTACGGCTAACTGGCCTATCTGTTTATTAGCTTCACTTAGCTTGGCTCTAGTTGTCTTAGTGTTCAGGTGCTTTAGCCTTTTATCACTAAGTAATCTTGTAGCCCCTGATGATGGGTTAAGTTTCGCATAAGCGATGACCGCATCGACATAGGTTTGATTAACTACAGAGTTTTCGTTGATAGAAGTGTCAATGCTGTTTTGTAAATCCACTTCAAAGGCTTCCACAGCAGCGTTATAGCCCTCTTCTGTTTCTAAGTTATACCTATCAAGTGTTAAGATAGAGAAGCTGTTAATATTAGTTGTGTCTATGTCTTTAGTAGCTTTAGCCTGTCTGCTTAATATGCCTGGCATCTGCTGAGATTTAGCTGCTCTAAAGCCCGTAAGCGCACCTGATAAAACAAAAGGATTATCTTTATATTGCTCTCTAATCTTATCTTCTTCTGAACCTAAGAAGGCATTTAACTTAACGTCACTAAGAGCAATGTCATCATCTAGCTTACTGAAAGTTTCTAGGTAGCTTGTCTGTGTTTCATAGTTTGATTTCTTTTCAATAGCTTGCGCTAGAAAGGACTGAGAAACCTGTGGGTACAACTCCCCTGCTTTAATTGCAGTTAGGATGTCCCCTTCTTCTTCGGCCTTCCAACGATTAATAAAAGCCTGTGCCTCGTCCTGACGTAGCTTGTCATCTTCAGCTTGTTGTTGTGCCGCAGCTCTCTGCCCATACTTACTGACAGTACCAAAGGCTGAAGCCAGTTGGTCAGCAGCCGATACTTTAGGCGCATTAACGCCACCACCATAGGCATCCACTGGGGAAGCTGAGGGGCTAGAGATTGTGCGGAATCCCTGTAAATCCTGCATATGTCCTTTACTCATCCGAACGTCTCCTCAAACCAACCATCAAAAGAATCAGCCATCTTAGAGTCTATTGCAGGAGCAAAGCTCTGGGATGCTATAGCTAACAGATTAGGCTGTGCAGGGGGTGTTAAACCTTGCATACGCGCTAACATAGTCTGTAGTGACCTTTCAAATGAATCATCAATAGTGTCCATCTTGCTATCGAATGTTTCCTTCTGGCGTTGTCTAGTCTGCCCTTCTTGTCTGCGTATGGCTGACTTGACGTTATCTACAGACAACCCCTCAATACCTGCCTCACCCATAGACACATTAGCTCTTGACTCAGCTTCTAATGCTCTGCGTTGTAGGTCGATATTAGATTGTACATAGGCTCTGGACTCTTCTTTCCTTCTTCTGATGAGGATTTCCCTGTCCAAGTCCATGGCATCTTTAGCTGACTCAGTACGCATCTCGTTCTGCAACTTTGTCATCTCGTAGTTGCTCGATGCTGCCCCATACTGTGAGCCAAAGTTCATTCCCATCATTAAGCCACTAAATGCACTCATTGTTCTATCCTCTTCATCAGTAGGTAAAAGTCTTCTCCACCTAATTTATATGTTCTGTTTTTTACTACCTCAAACCCACACCACTCTAACCACCTAATACTATTTTTATTATCCTTGTGTATTAAGTTATATACATTATTAAAGCCTTCAGATAAGTCTTCTATTGTGGGCTTACTTAGTATTAGTATTGACCTTTTATGTTCTTTAGCTAACTCAGAAGTAAGCATCCAGATAACACCATTCTTAGGGTTGTTAGGACACTGTGACACACCACACATAAAGACCACTTTTCTATCAGAATCTACTCCTGAGTAAACTTTAGATTTAGGTAAGTTAAAACTATTAGTTAAACTCTTTTCAGGGGTGTTACCTGTAGCTTCAACTTCTAGTTTATCTATGGGTCTTAACTGCGATGCTAACTCAATAGCATCACTAGGTAGTGCATCAACTATTTCTAACATTATATCCTCTTAGACAATATGGTGTAGAAACCTTCCCATTCAATAGTCTGGAAGGTACACGGTAGGAAACTGTCTGACTTTATCTCTACAGTTACACTGTCATTCTTAGAAAGTACGGGGAACTTAAATGTACCGTCAGATAAACTTGGTAGCCCTACAGTAGAGCCTATCTGGTTGATAACTTGGCCAGTGTACTCATAACTAGATGTAGCCCTGTTGTTAGGCGTTACTTCTACCTTAAAGTATCCTGTGTCCTCGAAACCCACACGCATGCTTTTTAACTGTAAGCGACCTGACTGGATGGCTTGCGCCCCATTATTCTCTCTTACGTACTGTGGTGATAAGCGGTACTTGAAATCATACTTGTAGCCTATTGTAAGTTGGCTGTGTGTGTACTGACCATTTAACACTAGATACCTATAGGGGTCTATAGCCCCATTAGGGTCTAGCCACCACTCGAAATCTAATAGCTTACCTGTAGTGTTATCTATCACTACTGCGTTGGCTGCATTTACAGGGCTGCGTAAACAGAAAGGAATCTCTACCTTGGTTTCGTCATCACTTGCTGAATAAGTTACATCTCCATTAGAAGGGGTGTACTTGTTATCAAGCAATGCAGTAAAGGCCTGTATATTACCAACTGTATCTGTTGCCTGTACACTATCTAAAGGCTGACTAAAGTCTATAACCATAATTACTAATTCACTGCTAGACGAAGAATAGTCAATGCCATTAACATTATCAGAAGAGTTTCTGTCTGATGACTCAGCTACAAAGTAAAGATAGTCACCTGTAGAATATATACTTAGCACCTTTTTTACTGAAGGGAATATCCACTCTGACCAACTTGCCTGTAGTTTCTTCTCCCCATCTGTAAAATACTTATAAACAAAAAACCTACCTGAGTAAGTTATAGCCATGATTAAATCATTACTTTCAGAGGTAACTAAATCTTTTAAGTCGGCAGGGATGTACTTAGGAACGTGCGCTGTTAATTCTACAGCATCACTTCTAACAGTATCAGCTTCAATAAAGTATTCTTTAATAGAAGAATGCCCACTTCTAGTGGCAGTAAAGTAAAGTACATTCTGCGCGCCTACAGGAGCAATGGCCGTGTTAGACTCAAAGTCTGTACTAGGCACTACAGAGATTGTTTGTTGTGTTAGTGGGCCATTAGTGTCTACTTTAAACTGCTTACTTTTTGAAAATAAAGTTAAGGTATCATTAAATACTACGGCATGTTTTAAGGCATTTCCGCCTGTATCTTTTAGGGCTACATCAATAGGAGCATCATCTAAAATTGTTGTTACTGTTTTAGGGAAGAAGTCATAAGGGTCTCCCGACTCGCTGAAAATAATATTCTCGCCACTTAGTATCCCCAGTCTATTTTTAAAGTAAAATACCTGGCTGATTTTATTTCCTACAAAGGAAGGTAAGGGTGTCGTATCTGAGTCACCACAAGTCCTTGCGCCCCAAGTAACAGTGTTTAAAACCCAGTTATTACCTGACTGTGTTAGTACATGGGGCATCGTACTAGCGTTAATACTGAACTGCTGGCCAGGTCTAAGGGTTTCTTCATAAGTGTTTGCAGACAAAGCCTTAACATAATAACTATCAAATGCAGATGTAGCTGCCCCAATAATTTTATAGGTATTTCCCGTTACGGCATTCGCCCCTTGACCATCAGGTAAATCACTAAAAGAGTTATATAATTGTGCGTTAAGAGTCCCTGAAGAAGTTGCACCTGCGGCAGAGACTGTCTTAGACTTATTTAAGATAACGACACCATCATCATCCACTAGTAGCTGTAGGTCTTCCCTTGGGTTAGTAGTGTAAAGATAGTCCCCTGAAGTTTGGGAGGCTTGATTAGTGATTGTGCGGTTAATAGGGGCTGAATAACCCTCCCCTGACTCAGTCATTTTTAATGCAACACTAGAAGTGGCTTGGTCATAAAAGGCTGTAAAACAAAACGTGTTTCCTTGCCATTGAAAATGGTGAATCAACCCGTTGTCTAAGTCCCCTAATGTCTGGGGCAGTTGCCCTTTGTAAGATGTATGAGGTCTTTTCTTCAAACCATCAGCCACATCAGATAATCCATTCTCTTGAATCTCAGCCTGTGTAGGTTGGCGTAACGGTGCTGGCTGTTGGCTTACACCATTAAGTAAGTTAGGTATGCTTGAAGATACTAGTCCCATGATTGTTTACCTTGTAGTTCTGCGAGGAGTTCCTCTGGCAATTATTTTGTAGGTATCGTAGCTATCTGTAAGGAGGTTACTATCCTCATTAATAGCTTCGGTTCTTTCAAATTCTATTAGTGCTTCTCTCTCATCTTCAGCAGTAAAGGCAGCTAAGGTTTCTGAACCCATAAAGCGCGCTTGAAAACGTCTTGCTGCTTTAACAGTGATGTAGCGTTTAACGTGCTGTGGCAGCTCATTAAAATCTAAGAGTAATGTCATATCGACATGCACTGTGCTGTTAAATGAAGTGAAACTTCTTTCACCTCTGTCATATAATCTATTACCACGCTGAGTCGCATCTATATCTTTTGACACGCCTGTGGTGTCTACTTTCACGCACCCAATAGGTAGTTGTATTTCGTTATTAACATTAGGTGTGATAGGAAAGTTAATTTCTGTATTACAATGTAAGCCACGAGTCTGTAGCTCTACACTTGTTTCATTAATAAGTGCTTGGGCTAGTGTTGCATCAATCAGTGCTGAATCATTCAGATTAGATACTGGAGCTTCACCAATGGCTGATAACATTACGTTTACAGCTTCTAGCTCTGTTGTAGTTGTAGTTAAAGCCACGATAAATCCTCTTTAAGTAAAAAAAAGCGGAAGCCAAATTAATGACCTCCGCTATAAGTTTTAAGCAGTCTGGATTTGAACAGCAGCTTCAGGACGTAGGACACCGTGGCCCATAGCGTACTTAGCAACCATCAAGGTTCCTTGTCTGCGAATGTCGTACTCTGACTCTACAGCCAAATCCATCAACTTCACTGTACCAACAGCAGAAGTGTGAGCGATAAGAGCAGTAGTGTTAGCAGCAGCAACAGCTTGTGGGCCGCCTGTACCACCAGCATCTACACCAGCACCAGTTATGTTAGCGGTAGGTAGATGTGGAGTCTTGATAAGGTTGATACCAGCGATTTGTGGTACTGTACCTTCAGCAATCGAACCACGACCAGAGAAGTCTACGTTTACTGCGTTAGAAGCGTTAGCAAGCAAGTAGTATTGCTCTGGCTTCAAGAAGCAGAAACGACCTTCAGATGGAACGTAAGCATCATCTAGAGCTTCAGCAGCATCAAAGATTGCACCAATTAAGGCAGTCGCATTGCTGTTTGAAGTTGCAGCAGTGATGATAGTACCTGAAGCGTAGCTTGTATCACCTACGTTAGCAGATGCAGCAGCAGCTTG